GATTACACCATTCAGAACGCACAAGAATTGGTGGTTTCCTCAGTTTTGGGTTCCAAGACTGCAACCTTGATTAAGGCCCAAGGTAACGTGATGGTAGGTGTTAAATCTGCTGAAACAATCAACATTATGGATACTGATTCAGTATTCCAGGACGGTGCTTCTTGTGGTTTTACTGCATCAGGTACTACAACGTTCACACAACGTACGATTACAGTTGGTAAAATTAAGGTTAACGAGGCTTTATGTCCTAAAGATTTGCAAGCAAAGTATTTGCAACAAGCATTGCCAGCTGGATCACGTTATGATTCAACTATCTTCGCTGCTGAATTTGCACAACGCAAAGCGGACAAGATTGCTTCGGCTTTAGAGGTTGCAACTTGGCAAGGAGATACCGGTTCCGGTACTGCTAACTTGAACAAGTTTGATGGTTTCATTAAGTTAATCGCTGCGGCTTCTGCATCAGTAATTCACGCAAATGCATCAGGTTTTTACGGAACTCCGTTAGCGGCTTCTGCTGGTATCACTACTTCAAACGTTATTGCAGTAATCGATTCAATCTACCGTGCTATCCCTGCTGAGGTAGTTGCGAAAGATGATACGGCTATCTTTGTTGGAATGGACATTTTCCGTTTGTACACGATCGCATTAAAGAACGCAAACTTGTTTGCTTACAATATCGATACTAAAGCAGATGCTGAATTTATTCTTCCAGGTACAACCATCAAAGTTATTGCTTTGCAAGGATTGAACGGAACTAACAAATTATATTCTGCTCGTATTTCTAACTTGTTCTTAGGTGTTGACCTTTTGAATGAAGAAGAAAAATTCGAATTATTCTACGCAAAAGAAGCTGATCAAGTACGTTTTGTTTCTGAATTTAAATACGGTGTGAACTTTGCTTTCCCAGCGGAAATCGTTGATTTTATCTTAGCTTAATAATCCTAATTCGGGGAGATTCATTGGATTGGACTCCCCTTATTTTAACATTTAAATAATAAAATTATGCCTTTAGCATCGTGTGCATTAACCCAATCATATGCGTTGGATTGTCGTGATAGCTTGGGTGGAATTACCGAAGTATATTTCATTGAGGCCCAAAACGTAACAAGTGTTACGGAGGCTTCCGGTGGAGGTACATTAACTGCGATTACGAAAGCAGCATCGAAGGTTTTCAGAAAATATGAATTAGTGCCTGGCACTTCTTCTTTGACTGAAACAATCAACGCAAATCAGCAGAATGGAACGGTATTCTACGCACAAGAATTATCAATCATTTTAAATAAGTTACAAGCAAATACTCGGAATGAAATCCTTTTGTTAGCACAAAACAACCTTAAAGCAGTTGTTGGCGATGCAAATGGAAAGTATTGGTATTTAGGTCGTTTAAATTCTATTATGGTCTCAGGTGGTAACGGTGCAACCGGTACAGCGCAGGGAGATCGTAGTGGTTATACATTGACTTTCTCAGGTGCAGAAAAACAAATGGCACCGGAGGTACAAAGTTCCGTAATTTCTACGTTAACAACGTAATAAAGAAAAGTAGTTTGGTTGATTACTTGGGGGAGGCATTGGTCTCCCCTTCTTTATTTATAACTAATTTTCATTTTGCTATTTAGTTGTAAGATGATTTATTTAGAAAAAGGGAAATCAAGTACGATCGTATTAACATTAAGCGAAAAGGCTCAATTATATTCGCCTAATTACTTATTTGTGTTTAAATCAAGAAGCACAAATGAGGTCATCAAATTTATCAAATTAGTTGGAAGCGATGAAAGTCCAAATGAGGATAGATTCAATACGTTTACTATTACCACAAATACTTATTTTGCCAATTCATTGAAGGGCGAGTGGTCTTATTCAGTTTATGAGCAAGCAAGCACATCTAATTTAGATACAAGTAAAACGACAAGTTTAATCGAAGAAGGTCAAATGATTTTATCAGATGGGAACGTATTTAGTTTTTCATCTTATAATAGTCAAGCAAATACATTTATTGTACGAAATATATGAATGATTTATTTTTTCTTTCCTTTGCGGAGGCAAGACAACCCGAATATAGAGAGAAGAAAGGCGAAGGAGGTGGATACATTGAGTTCGGTGCAAAAAACGATTATCCGAATTATTTGGTAGAGTTATTAAACAAATCTGCCAAGCATAATTCAATCATCAAGAGCAAAGTAAACTACATTACTGGTAACGGATTTAAGACTAAAGGCCCTGATCCGGTAGGCGAACAATTCATCGAACAAGCCAATCCATACGAATCATTAAATGAGATTTCAAGAAAGGTTTCAATTGACATCGAGACTTTTGGAGGTGCTTATTTAAATATTATTTGGTCAGAAGGTGGCGAAATTGTATCGAGCATTTACCATTTAGATTATACAAAGGTTCGTACGAATGCAGATAATACGCAGTTTTGGTATTGCGAGGATTGGAATGATCGTAAATTTAAAAAAGATGTTTATAATGCTTTTAATACGCAGTTAAGACAAGGAAGCCAAGTTTTATATTTAAAGGAATATCGACCTAACCTAAATGCCTATGCGTTGCCAGGTTATTATGGGGCCTTAAATTATATCGAATCCGATATTGAGATTTCGAAGCACGTTTTGGGTAATGCACAAACCGGATTTAGTGCATCCAAATTAATTACCTTGCCGAATGGCGATCCTTCGGATGATGAAAAAAGAGTAATTGAACGCAAGTTTACAAATCGTTTTTCGGGTTCAGATGGTAAAAAATTCATTCTTTCATTTACAACTGATCCAAGCAGAAAGCCAATCATTGATGATTTAGGTGCAAGCGATATAACGAAGGAGGATTTTGGAAATGTGGATAAAATGATTCAGCAGAATATTTATGCCGGTCATCAAATCACTTCTCCTGATTTATTTGGTATTTCAACACCTGGGCAATTAGGAAGCCGTCAGCAGATGCGAGACAGTTATGAAATTTTTAAGAATACCTATGTCAACGATAAGCAAATATTTATTGAACAAATATTCTCTGAACTTGCCAAATTACACGGTGCATCTGAGTCTCTTGAAATAATCCCAGTCGAACCAATCGGATTCGAGTTTAGTGCTGAAATTATTGCTGCAAATTTAACTAAGGATGAAATTCGTGAGAAATTAGGAGTACCGTTATTGGAGCAAAAAACAACTACTACAAATCAAGATATAATTGATGCAATAAATAGTTTAAGTCCATTAGTTGCAAATAAAGTTTTGGAATCAATGACTGCAAATGAGATCCGTTCTTTGGTAGGTTTAATGCCGGAACAAGGAGGTGAATCAATACCAAGTGCAACTTCAATAGTTGCGACAAATACAACCGCTCAAATGAGAAGCAAATTTTCAGAAGATGAAGTAATTAAAATATTCTCTGAATTTGGAGAGGATAAAGAAAGTTATTCAATCTATAAGACAAGAAATGTATTTGAAGAATCGGCAAATATTGAGTTTGCGGTAAATGATATAAACCAATTAGAGGCTAATGTTTTGGATCAGATTCAAAAGCAAAAGCAAATATCAATTGAGGTTATTGCATCGACTTTAAAAGTTGATCCGTCAATGATTGAAACGGTGGTTAAAAACTTAGAAAAAAGGGGAATTTTAACATCAAAGGAAGTTAAAGGTACAATTGAAAGAACATTGGTAAAACCTTTAAGCAAATTAAATGCACCAAAGCCAACGACAACAACCTTCCAGGTACGTTATTCCTATGAGTGGAGACAAGATGTACCGGTAAGTGAAAGGAATACATCGGCACACCCATCACGGCCGTTCTGTGCAAGATTAATGCAGTTAAATAGGCTATATTCAAGATCAGAGATTCAAACGATATCGGCAAGATTAGGTTATTCGGTATTTGATCGGCGAGGTGGATGGTGGACTATGCCGGATGGAGAGCATTCGCCAAGTTGTCGCCATATTTGGTATGCACAAACCGTTATTAAAAGAGATTAAAAATGAGGAACGTATTATTTATAGGGGCCAATACAATCAAGGAAAGAACCACGGTTCATTCAAATGTTGATGATAAAAATATCTTGTCAATTATCAAGACTACGCAAGATATGATGATACTGCCAGCGTTGGGAACCGGTTTATATGAACGTTTGCAAACCGGTATCACTAACAATGACTTATCAGCTTTAGAATTGACATTATTAAATGATTTTATTACTGATTGTTTGACATATTTTGTCCTTTCTGAATTGCCTTTTGAATTGTCTTATCAGTTTTACAACAAAGGTTTAGTTCGTAAAAGTTCGGAAAATACGGATACTCCATCAATGCAAGATTTGATAGATATTTCAAGTAGGTATAGGGCCACGGCTGAATTTTATACTGAACGAATGATCAAGTATTTAAAACAAAATTACAATTCTTATCCATTGTATTTGAATCCGGGTACTGGGGTGGATGTAATGCATCCTGATCACGATGGTTATAAAACTTCGATATTTTTGGGCGATGATTATGACAATCGGAATTTAAGTTTTGAAGAAAGATACCAAGGCGATCACGGAATATGTTAAATATATTATGCCCAAAGCATTTTCAACCAAAAACATTAATAAACTTAAAGTTTATTTAGAATCAACGAATGGTACGACAACTAACATTGAATCAAACGGTACAACTAATCAAGGAACTGGGCCAAAGCCACGAGCAAATTGATTCGGTTTACTTTGGAGATCTATGGGAATTTTTAAATACTGATAATATTTATCCGGCTTTATTTTACTCATTGACCGGAACGCAGATACAAGGAAAGATTTTAACGCATTCATTTTCTTTATTCTTTTTTGATCGAGAGATTCAAGATGAGAAGAACGAAACTGATGTTTTATCGGATCGGTTAATAGTGGCCCAGGATATTTTGTCAATGATGAAAAATCCAACCTTTGATTGGGAGATAGAGGATAATGTAAGTATAGAATATTACACGGAAACCGAAGTCGATTTTTTAAGTGGTGTTAAAATGGATGTAAGTATATCATTTCCGTATTTATCAGATAGGTGTACGTTACCGGAAGATTTCAATTATTTAGAGTGGTTAGCAGAATAAAAAAATAACAAATATGGGTTCTTACAAAATCTTATACGACTATCCTAATTATGCTTCATTTCCAGCGGTGGGCGATGTTAGTCGGCTTTATATTACGAACGATACGAATACTTTATATCGTTGGGTAGATGGTGCATATCACTTCTTTACGACTACTTCGGTGCCTTGGGGTAATATCGATGGAGTGCTAACAAATCAAACGGATTTGATGGCAGTATTGAATGGGAAACAACCATTGATTACTGCTGGAACTTCGGCCCAATATTATAGAGGAGATAAGACATTTCAAACTTTAAATACTACGGCAGTTCCGGAAGGAACAAATCTATATTGGACGGATGCACGGTTTAATACTGGGTTTAGTGGTAAAAGTACGACTAATTTAACTGAAGGTTCGAATCTATATTATACGGATGCTCGTTTTGATTCACGTTTATCAACTAAATCAACGAGTAATTTAACGGAAGGAAGCAATTTATACTGGACTAATGCAAGATTTGACACACGTTTAGGATTAAAAACTACATCTGATTTATCGGAGGGTTCAAATTTATACTACACGGATGAACGTTTTGATACAAGATTTGGCACAAAAACAACCGATAATTTAACGGAAGGAAGTACAAAATTGTATTATTCATCTTCGAGATTTAATGCGGATTTTAATAATAAGAATACCGATAATTTGCCCGAAGGAAGTACGAATTTATTTTGGACACCATCACGATCACGAAATGCGTTGACATTGTTAACGGTTGGAACAAGTGGATTAGCCACATACAATTCGACTACTGGCCAATTAAACATTCCTCAATATCAAGATTTATTGGTTAATCCTTTGGTGGGTGCCGGTGCTCAATATTATGTACCAAGATATTCGGGAACAACATCATTAACTCCAGGTTTAATTTATGACAATGGAGTGTATGTTGGAATTAATCGAACAAATCCTTTTTATACTTTAGATGTAAACGGTACTTTAAACGTTGAAGGAGTTTCAATTTATCGGAATCTTGCCGGTACTGGAGATCGTTTGGTTTATGTTTCATCAAACGGTACTTTAACACCGGCAATCATTGGAAGTGGTTTATCATTAGCATCGGGAACATTAACGGCAACCGGTACGGCTTCAGGATCAATCGGAGGTAGTGGAACAATTGGATATATTCCTAAATTTTCGGGAACGGCTGCTTTAACTAATAGTGCAATTGGAGATAATGGTGCTGGAATAGTTAGTATTAATGCTTTAATTGGCGGTAATACAAATCAAACTTTGCCCGCTGGAAATACATTTAGTGGACAATCCATTACATTAAATGGAAGTGCAAATGGTTGGGCATTAGTAAATAGAAATACGTGGAATATAAATGATGATGCATTTACTTTTGCTGGATTTACTGTAAATGATAATCGAGTAATTGTAAATAGAAGCAGTTCATCAGCAAATGGATTTGCCATTAATCAATCTTATTTTTTTAATAATGGTACTGCTTCTCAATATGCAAGTGGTTTTGCTTCTTTTTCTGCTGGAACTGGTAATTTTTCAAGTTTTACTGGATATAAAATTGGAGCAACAGGTCCTGTAAATAATACCAATAGCTATACGAATTATTTTGGCATAGATATGAATTATATGCCTCAAAATAACGTAACAAATTATTATGGAGTTAATATTTCTGATTTTACTGGTACTGCACAATCAAGAGCATTAAATCTTGGTTTATCTGCTGGTTCTAATAAATATAATATTTATGCGGGTGGTACGGCTGATAACTATCTTGCTGGCTCATTAGGGATTGGAACAACTACATTAACGGGGTACACAGTTAACGTAGGAAAGAATATCACGGGTGCAACAACGGCATATGGAGTTAGAATTCAAGGAACGGTTCAAAGTGATGTAACTACATTGGTTTCCAATTACGGTTCATTAATGAACACGGCTGCTGCTTCATTTACATTGACTGACTTTGTGCATCATCGTTCAATGCAAGGTACAATAGGTTCGGGTAGTGCAGTGACAAACCAATATGGTTATTTTGCCGATTCTTCAATGACTGGTGCAACTAATAACTTTGGATTTTACGGAAGTATACCATCAGGTTCAAACCGTTGGAATCTTTATATGAATGGAACTGCTAATAATTATATGGCTGGCGGTTTGGGGATTGGAAGTACAAGTTTGGGGTCAATTAATTTAAGAATATCTAAAAATTTAACTGGTGCAACTAATCCAGTAGCAGTTTTTAGTGATGGTGTAATTCAATCAGATGCAACCTCATTATCTTATTATTATGGTACGAATGCCTCTACTGTTGCTTCAAGTTTTACTTTAAATATTTTATCCCATTTTGCAGCTGAACAAGGAACATTTGGTGCTGGTTCTACTGTAACAAATCATATAGGATTTAGAGCTCATCCTTCTTTAATTGGTGGTGTAAATAATTATGGATTTAGAGGAGAAATTCCAAGTGGTACTAATCGGTGGAATATTTATATGGGTGGTACTGCTCAAAACTATTTAGCTGGTGCATTATCCATAGGAGTTACAACGGCAAATGCCTCCGCATTGCTTCAAGTAGATTCAACAACACAAGGAGTTTTATTCCCAAGGATGACAACTACTCAAAAGAATGCTATATCTTCTCCAGCAACGGGCTTAGTAATATTTGATACCACACTTGGAAAATTATGTGTATATTCAACAACTTGGCAGACAATTACATCAGTTTAATATGGCAAATAAAAAGATTAACCAATTAGTTACAAAATCAGCCATTGGCAGTTCCGATTTATTTATGATCGGGGATGCCTCCACGGGGCAGTTATACAAAAAAACCATTGCTGATCTACAAGCCACAATAACCGGTTCTATTTCAGGAAGTGGATCAGGTGGTTATATTACAAAATTTACCGGATCAACTGCAATTGGTAATTCGGTAATGTATGAAAGTTCTTCACGGATTGGAATTGGAACAACTACACCAGCCTATATTTTACAAGTTAGACCATATACAAATTTAAACTTTGGTGTTGGCTATGGCGATTGGAATGCAGTTGGAGATTCGATTATGTTTATTTCCAAAAATGATGCAGGGAATGCGGTTACTCCAATAATTTTTAACGGCTATAAAATTGGCTTCTTTATTGGAATAAATGAAAAAGTTTCAATTCAAAATTCGGGCCATTTATTAGTAGGTCAAACTACCGATGATGCCTATGCTTTGGATGTTGCTGGAACCATTCGTGCCACGGTGGACATTGTAATTACTTCCGATAAAAGATTAAAAGAAAACATTGTAACCATTGATAACGCACTTGATAAGGTTTGTTCGCTAAATGGGGTTTATTACAATCGTATTGATATTAAAGACGGTTCACGCAAAATTGGATTTATTGCCCAAGATGTAGCAAAGGCAGTACCTGAGTTAGCAACATTAGACTTTAAGGGAACGTATGGAGTAAATTATAGCATTGCTACGGCTTTACTTGTGGAGGCGATTAAAGAATTAAAGGCAGAAATTGAAATTTTAAAAGCTAAATAATGGCATTACCATCATCGGGAACGATTTCATTAACTGATATAAAAGCGGCAATTCCTTCATCATCCAATTCGTTAAAACAATTGTCAATTGATGCTGGGTTTACAACTACGTTTAATATGTCTCAATTCTATGGATATAGCGGAGGCCCAGTCGTATTTTATCCACAAACATACTACGTTCTAAAATAATGGCATATTCAAGCATTAGCGATGCAAGGACAAAATTAATCAATCCTGAAACTGAACAAGATTCGGCGATCTTATATGCAAACAATAATTTGCTTGATAACACAACCATTTTTTACACTAATCCGGGATTAACAACTTTAGCACCTTCCGGAAATTATGTTATTCCTTCGCCACAATTTAGATCGTATTATGTGACACTTGGAAGTGATGGCAAAATTAGTGGATCAAAAACGGAATTAATTTTATCCGGAGTAGATACAAGTTGGGTAGATGATCAAGTGGCTTTGTATTCTACGGGCGAATTTGTGCCGAATGATAATAATGAACCTGGAAACATAGGTACTAATTTATCAATCAATGGTAGTTTATTAGTTACGGATGGATATTGGACATCAAGAAGTTATGCACATTCAAA